TCCTCTATCGTAACCCTGCGAGTTGTTCAACCTTTCCAGCGGCATATCTTTTGGCTGCGCGCCCATGTCTGCGTAGAATTTTTCAAAAGTTCGCCACTCGTCGCAGACAAAAATGCCCCGTCCTCCATAGCTCTTGAAAGCATGGTGAGTCACTCGGTGGCAACGCCCAACCATTGAATCCCAAACGCGATATTCATTTGAATTGGCCATACCGTGTTTTATTACGGCGCAACCACATGAGTTTGATTTGCCAGTACTAAGATGCGTGTGCTTTACATTCTTTTCTGCTCCACATTCGCATATGCAGTGGTACATGCGCTCTCCTCGCGTTGGATGCGCGTACGACACACCAATGAGCCAGCGGCCTATTTTCTGGCCCGTCAAGGGTATCAATCTTGCCATGACCAAGCCCCTCTAAATGTGCGATCCGTTGGGATGTCGGACACGTCCACAATTTTGAATGGCTTGCCTTCTGGCACGTCTTTGGCTGCAATCTCGTCAATGGTCAGGCCGCACTCAGGGGCCGGGATGATGATGGCCACGCCGCCTGCGTCTGTGGGGTAAATGATGCGTTGGTTCATGGTGTTCTTTCAGCGGTCAATGGTGACTGAGACAACCGACGAGTCGGCGGCGACTGTGGTGTCAATCCCTTGGAAGACATAGGCTGTGCAAACCCGGCAAGCGGATGTGGTGCGGGATGCCATACCAAACTCGGAAAACAATCGGCCCGAGTCGCCGCCCAGAACTTCGTCAATACCCGCCGAGCCTGCAACCGAAAAGTTCACATCCGGCATGGCTGTCGTAAAGTTGACAGTGTAGTCACCTGTGCCATTGTCCGTGATGCTGGTCACGTTACCACTGGCCCTGATTGCCACGGCGCCAGTGCCATTAAAGTTCACCCACGCCCGAGCAGCGTAGATAGGCGCTGAACCCGTGGCGTTGAGTGCGGTGGTGATGCGTGCTGCGGCAAGGTTGCCAGTGGTTATATTTGCTGCGTCGTTAGTAGCCAAGCTAATGCGTGCGAGTGCGGCGCTATTCGCCCCTGTACCACCGTTGGCAAGAGCAACAACTCCCACAACATTTCCTGCGTATGGGGCAATTGCATTGTTGGCGAACTTGGCAGTGGTAATTGAACCGTCAGCAATCGAAGACTGGTACAACTGAAACCGTGTGCCGTCATATTGAATCTGTGCAATCCGACCTGCCACCAAGTCGCCGCTTGACAATGCAGTAGACGAACCCACAAACACGTTCTTGGCACCCAGACCATCTACATCAATGGTGACCGCACCCGAGTTCGTGTTGGCAGGGACGAAACTGAGCGTCATGCCTGTTACGTAAGACGTGTACGGGGGCACCGAGACGCCGATCAACGCGTTGGTGCCGGTGACGGTGATCAGGTTGTTGAACACCGTTGGGTCGTCAATCGCCGGGATGTTGTCGTACGTGCCGATGAGCACGTTGGTTGAGGTGTACAGGGCAAACTTGTAGGTCACGCCGCTGTTGAGCCAAATCTCAAAGGGTGTGCGGCCCGCAGCGTTCATCACGATTGGGTTGGTGTTGGCCACAGTGCCAGCACTGGTGGTCCAGGTGGTGGCCGGGGTCGTGGTGCCTGCGGTGTACACGTACAGCAGACCACCGGCCAACGGGGTGCCGTTGCTGTCAAAGAACTGAGCGCCTGCGCCCGCGAATGCTGAAAGGTTAAATGCCATGAGTTGTCCTTTAGGTCACATCGCCACTGTGCGGCTTGTCTCAATCATGAAAGTGCTATTGCTGACAAACGAGATGACAAAAAATTTACCATCTGAAGTGCCTGTGGCCAACGTCCCTGTTGTTTTAAACCCAGTGCCAAATGTCACCGTGCGTGAGGTTATACCGCTGGACACAATGATGATGTCAGCGCGTGATCCAAGCGTTGCCACACTGGTTGTCATTGTTATGTTGGCGCTGATTGTATTTTGAACCACGGTGTAGCGGTCCAATTGTTGGTTTGCAGTGTTAATTCCGTTAGGTAAAAACCCGCCCGCTATTTGACCAGGTGTGTAAAAGTTGCCAACAGTGTCGAAATAAGCAATGTTTGCCAGCGTGCCATCGCTGTTAGTCATAACAAATTGAATTTCACCGTACGAGCTTACGTCGGAACCGGTTGATCTTAGGGTAGTGACATTAAAAATACTGTGCTCTAAAGAGGCACCGGGTTCCGCAACGGGAAGATCGGCTGTGACGCGAACAGCGCCAAATGTAGCGTTACCCGTGGCGTCAACTGTTGCGCCCACTGAGTTGGTCCAGCCCTGCCCCGCAGCGTCATAGCGCAACAGTTGTCCGTCAGCCGGAGGCTGCGCTCCAATATAGTTGAAGAAGTTTTGGGTCAGCGACTGAAAGAACATGTACCACGGGCGGCTGACGAAGTTTGTCCGAGAGTCAGTAAGTGCTTCTCGGGCGGGAGGGGCGGGCGTAGTGTTAGGCATTGGTTCCATCCAGCAACAGTTCAGCGCCGACAATGGCAACCTTCACCGGGTCAGTGCCTGATACCTCGTACACACGATCCCGCAGCTTGAGCGTCATACCCAGTCGCCGCCAGAACACCCGCTTAAAGTACTCACCAATCCTGCCCATCGACGCCAGATGGTAGTTGGACCATGTGTGCCCACCATCGTCTGACCAACGCAGCATGATCAGCGGGTTAGACCCTTGACCGTTCTCCAAGCCCACACCAGTCTCACAGTCGAGTTGCAGCGTGTGCTGCACAGTGCGCTTGAGGTTGTTCTGACCCGTGGGCAGCGCACGCCATGACCGCAGCCACTTCTGGATACGGTCATGGTCGGAATACTTCTCCATGTCGAAGGCGTAGATGTTCCCGTTTTGATAGTCGCCCACAGCGTTGACGTTGTTGAAGTACGTCTGGCAGTTGCTGCGGTGGCGCGTGAACTCGCCGTTGATGAACCCGGCACGCTCATGCCAGGCTTGCGTGGCGACATCGTAGACCCATGTGGCGTTGGCCGTGGGGAACGACAACACGTAAAACGAGTGGCCGTCCTGCTGGTACGTGTAGGCCACAGCGTCAGCAATGTCGGAATATTGTTGAATTTGCCACTCAACGGCATGGGTGCTGACCCGAGTGCCAGAGTAGCCGTTGGCACGGTAGATGATGCCCTTGCCCCGGCGATCAGACCCAAGCCAGAACAGGCTGTTGTCCATCTTGGCTACCGAGAACGTAGCAGCGCAGCCGATCTCGTTGAACGCGCCTTCGATGCGCTGAAGCGGGAAGTCTGCTGCGCCCGAGTTGTACCAAACCTCAACCGAGTTGGTGCCGAACAGCCAGACCTGCCCGTGGTCCACGATGGACGACACCAGATTGTCGGGGTCTGCTTCAGCACTGGCAAAGTCCAACGGGTCCACTGACAGCGGGTCGTTGAGCTCGGTCACCCAAACCTTCTGGCTGCTTGGTTCAATAAACACAAAGTAGCCGTCCAAGAAGGATACGGTCAGCGCACCGGGGAAGTCGGGGTCAGTGACTTGGGCAAAGACGTTGGTCAACGTGTTGTACACGAACATCGGGCCATCGCAAGCCACGACAACTTGAATCCCGTTGTCAGACATGGACACTGGGGTCGCAATGTCGTTCATCACACCCAGCAGCGTGACAGCATACGAGTCGTCCACCCGATACAGCGAGTTGCCCGACACCACGTACAGGTAATCGCCCACGGTGCGAACCCCACGGACTGGCCCAGTGCCTATGGTGACCAGCAGGCGCAGTCCTGGGCAACGGCTCAGAAACGCCGGTTCTTTGCCACCCTCGGGGACAATTTCTGCAAAAAGATTAATCATCCGATTGTCGGCGGCATTGACTGACCGAGCAGTATATGAACTTCCGAGTATAGGAGACTTCATAAATTAGTACTTAATAATTGCCACTGTACACATTAAACCGCTGACGGTTTGACACAATCGCGTACGGCATCGACATCACGTCATCTGGGTTGTTGATGCGCTTCAGATTGCGCTTGGCTGTCATGGCAATGCGCTGCACCTGCGGCGAAGGCTCCACACCAAACTCGGGCGCGATCTCCATCGCCAAGTTGTAGGCAAAGGCCCGCAGGTATCCTGGCGGGAAGAACAAGCTGGTCGCCAAGGTGGCAGGGTTGCTCAGTTCTTCAACCGAGACGAAATGCCACTCAAGCTGCCGTGTGGGCACGGGGTAGATCGTCATGGTCATGTCCGGGAACGTGTTGTTCACAAACATGACCTGTGGATAAGTGGATGTCACGGTCTTGACCGCAATACCGTTGTACTGCTGCTGGTTGATCAGCTTGACGCCAAACGACACATTGGTGCCGGGGTCGCGGAAGTACGTGGCATCGTCAATCAGGATGGGGCGCAGGCCCACAAAGTTACCTGTGGGGCCAAGGGTGCGGGTTTCGTTGCCCACACCCGCAGGCCACAGAAAAACTTGATCTTGGGTGCTGAACACAGC